CAGCTTTACGGATGTGCTCGTCCATCTCCTTGAAATACGGTTCGTGGGCCTTCTGCAAATCCCCGGCCGTAAAGCTGTCGTGATCGACCTTCCTGCCCCGCGGCACCCCTGAAGGACTGCGATCCCGCGGGGTGGCATAATAATCGTACGGAAGCCAGAACTCCTGGACCAGGATTCGGATGTCCGGATTGAACTGCAATCCGTAGCGGGCGAAATTCTCGATCCCCGGGTCAGGCAGGTAGATGGGCATGAGTGTCAACACGTCTACCTTGCCCTTGCTCAATGCCTTCTTCGCCTTGTTCTCCTCGTCGGGAAGGTCCCAGTGCCTGACGACCCTCGATCCGCCAAGCCCGGAAGCGCCTACATTCACGTGCCCTCGGATATCCCCGGCCATCGCTGCGATTCTTAACCCATTCTGAACGCCTGGCATAAAACTGTGTCCGCAGGAAAAAACACGCAGCCCCTTACGGATGGGGTCGGCAAGGGTGTGCTTTTCTTCTTGCGTGGCCGCATGCGGAGTGGGGGGAATCTCCCCCTCTTCCATTTCCATATCGGCCACGGTTGCCTGTCCGCGACGCTCAATCGATTCCCACATGCGGGTCGTCATGTACTTCTGCATTACTTCTACAAACACGTCCTCCTGACTTGGGAATTGTCCAGTTCGCCACGCCCTGCAAAGCTGCATCTCACGAAGCTGGTCGTGAAGCGGGATGCACTGCATCCAATCGAAGCCGCCGCGCGCCCAGACCGTGGCGTGCAGGATGTGCAGCCACTCGTGACACTGGGGCACGATGTTCAGGTCGTCAAACATCTCTCTCTGCGCATTGAGGACGCTGTTGGAGCCCGCTGCGCCGCCATCCAGCTCAAAAGTCTTCAGGTCTCCGCGCATCACGAAAAACACGCAGTCAACCCCGCGGGCCAGATACTGCTCCGTGTAACGGAACTTCTCGTCAAGGTCTTTACGCGTGATCTGGTATCGGCCCACATTGCCCGGCCCCTTCCGAATCGTAGGGCGGAACAGTCCCCAAGGCTCGTCCACCACGGTGATGTCGTTCTCCAGCCGTAGCGCCCCGCAGGAACCCGCGCTGACGGCCTTCTCCACGAGTCGGAAACGCTCCCGGATAATCCTGATTTCCTTTTCTGACAGGGAGTAGCTGACGTGTCTTGCTTCGTCGCCTCCCGCGCCAGGAAGATCGCCTTCATACTTGGCGAGGATGAATACCTTATTCTTCCACGTCGCCACCGGTTCCTTGAACAGACTGGCCCCCGCCTTCTGCTTGATGCGCAGCATGGCCTCGCGGGCGCGCGCTTCTTCATGCGGGGAGTAGAGCCCGGAGTCGATCACGCTTTCCCAAAGTTCCAGCACCGAACGGAGCCGCCCCTCCTCCTCGAACCCCCTTGTCTTCCGTTCTATCTCCTCGATGGCCAGAGGCTCGTGATTGTCCTGCCGCCGGCGTAGTTCCCGCAACGCCTCTTCGCATCGCCGGGCGCCGACGCTGTTCCGGTTGTCGCGGGCGCATGTCGATACGGCCGCTTCGTCCTTCAACGCGATCTTCAGCAGTGCTGCCGTCGCAAGCCTTTCCTGCTCCCCCTTGATAGTGGCAGAAGCGATGGCAGAGACAGCTTCTTTTCCAAAGCCGACAAGCGCAAAGGCAACCTCTCGCTTGTTAGTGCGGTCTTCGGTTGGATTAGCCCACAAGGCAACAAGCGGAGCCATGGCCCGTTTGTCCCCAATCTTGGCCAGGGCAATCACGACCTCGCGCCGCGTATCGCGGTCCGGGTGTTGCAGCGCCTCGATCAGCACGGGTACGGCTCGCTTGTCGCCGACTTCTCCGAGGGCTATAGCACAATGCCGCCCAACCTCGCGCAGCGATACAGGAATCCCCTGAGGGTTTGTATCGAGTTTCTGCGATGTCTGCAGTCCAGACAGGAGTGTGGGGAGCGCGAATTCCCGCTGGCCGATCAGGGCTTCAAGCGTCTTGTGCTTCTCACGCCAATCCAGTGACACGAACCCGCGCACGCTTTCCGGGAACGAGTCTCGGTACTGATGGTACGCGGGTGCGAGGTGTTGGGCGGACACGGTCGCGCCTGCCATCAGCGCCATGAAAAACATGCAGACGATCAGCAATCCGCTTTTTCGACCCGCAATATGACCGTTGGATAACATTCCCGTTCCTTTCGGCGAAGAGCCACGTGACCGCCGACTCTCTAGTCTGCGACGACTACCACTTGCTCGCCACTCGGTCAACTTGCTGTGACATTATCCCGATCACACAGCCGAATCAACCTGAATCGGCCTTGGAATCAGCGGTCCGCCACGATACCAGCTGCAAGTCGCATACGATAGCTATGGGCACATGCTCAGGCGTCATGCGGGTAGAGTGGCCAAGCATGGCACCTCGGTCGATATCTCCCGTACCCATCGCCATTGCGTTACAGAGACCACCACTGGTAGCAGATCGTCAGCTTCTCGATGCTGTTCTCCGTGTTGCCGCCTTCCAGATCGTCGTACTCCAGCACTTTAATCCACGCGCCGTGCAATGTCCAGCGTCGTGTCTCCTGCCCGGCGCGGTCGTACCGCACGATGTCGATGTCGCGCATGTACTCGTCGGGCAGCTGGCCGGTGACGGCGTTGACGTCCACCTCCTGCTTGATCCAGTCGAGGGCGGCGGTGTCCGAGCCGTCCTGGAGCACGCCTTTCTCCAGGTTGATGTCGTCGAACTTCACCCGCCCGGCGACCTTCTGATCGAACATCGACCCGGCGGGCGCGAACGCGACCTCCTCGAATTCCGTCTTCGGCTCCGTTCCCTTGCGGAACAGCGCCACGTCGAACCCGTTCACCTCGATGGCGAACTGCCAGTTCTGGTACAGACTCTTGGGCATGTTGCCGCTACGCATCGGCGATCACCTCCTTCAGGCGCTCAGGATTTCGGTAAAGCTGCCGCCCGTGGACACGAGGATGAAGTTCAGTTCCACGAACTCCGCCGTCTTCACGGGCTTCACGAACACGCGGCAGACCAACTCGTTCCGGTCGATGTGCGCGGGAGTGCTGGTCTCCTCGTCGCACTGGACGGCGTACTCGTAGAGGCCCCCGTTCTCCTTGATGGTCTGGAGGAACGGGTTGATGAGCCGGGCCAGGGCGCGCCAGGTCTGCGGGTTGTTCGGCTCGAACACCACGAACCGGCTGCTCTCGGCCACGGCCTCCTCGATGTACATCATCAGCCGGCGGACGTTGACCCGGTCTAGGGCCGACGGCTGGGACTGGAGCGTCTTCTGGCCCCAGACGTTGACCCCGGAGTCCGGGAAGCTGGCGATGACGTTGACCCCCTCGGGGTAAAGCACGTCGCGCTCGCCGCGGGAGGTCTTGTAGCCCAGGCCGAGGACGTTGAACACGCGACCCCGGTCGATGCCCGCCGGCGCGTACCAGACGTGCGTCTTCTGGTCGCTGCGCGCGTAGCAGCCGCAGACCGCGCCCGAGGGCGGCACGAGCTTGCGCTGCGACGTGACCGGATCGGTGATCTCCAGCCAGGGGTAGTAGAGCGCCGCGTAGCTGGAGTTGAAGGCCGCGTGGGTGTAGCCGCCCTGGCCCTTGCGAAAGTCCACCGCCTCGAGCGGATCGAGCGAGACCGGGCACTCGGCGACCAGCATGCAGTCCTGCCGCGCCTCGCAGTAGGCGATGCCGGCGTGGATCACCGGCGCGCTCGTCACGCCCGGAACTGCCAGCATGTTCACGGCGTCGATCTCGTCGAAGGCGTAGAGGCCGGTGTGGTTCGAGGCGTCGCCGGCATAGTCCGCGTCGGCCATGCCGGTAAGACCGTCGTCGCCGCCCGACAAGCCGAACTCGCCCAACTCGGGCCGGTCGCCCGGCGCGGGCGTGGTCGAACCGGCGGCCGCCACGGTGACGTACTCCGACTTCTCGTTGACCTTCAGCTCGACAAAGTGGGGCGAGGACTCGTCCATGGACAGGTCGCGGAAGATCTCGACCACCTGCCCGTTGTCCTTCACCGTCAGGTTGAACTCGGTCGTGGGATTCAGCGTGCCGTCGCTGACGGCTACGGTCAGCCCGTCGCCCCAGGTCCCCTCGTTGATGGCGCTGACCTCGAGGGTGTCCTCGGCGTCGACGCCGCCCTCCAGGCTCGTCTGCGCCACGGCGGACACCACGCCCGAATCCTCGCTTGATGCCAGGACCAGGAGCGACGCCTCGGCGTGGGCGTTGACTGCGTCCACGACCTCGTCGGTTGTAGAGATGGCCAG